AACAAGCTGCCTGCACAAACACTGACTCTAAGGTATTCTATCACAATAACATTGTAGATGATCTTAAGGCTATAGGAGTCTGCTTAGATTGTCCTGTTATGGATGAATGTCTAGAGTTTGCTATCAAGCATGAAGAACATGGTGTTTGGGGAGGTACTACTGAACGTGAACGCAATAAGATTAGACTAGCTAGTCTGGTAAACCATCTGCCTTATTCACATTTCCGGAAGCATTTGCCGAAACTCCGACAGGAACGGCATGAAGGTTTTTCACTGCGTAAAAGCATGCGTGAGCTAGAGCATCCTGCCAATGTTTCCCCTTTGCTTTTTGCTTGTAGTTTAAACCTGCAAACGCATATCCCGGAACCCTCTGTGATGGCTGCTGCTTCACTACAGTTGATTTTTGGTACAGACTACAAAGCGTCATAAGTGAGCCAATAACTTGCAAGGCTGGCATTTCTTGCCAGTTAAATTTGCCGCTCATAGCCATATCAGGTCGAACATAGAAGGACTCGTATACAATAACGTCTGCGTTTATGATATGGTCTTTTATAGCTAACAAATCCATATTGTATGTTAGACCAAACTCACCAAGAGAAATCTTCCTATCTGTAACTGTTATGTTAGCGTAGCCAGTAGTACGGCCAGGGTCAATCCCCAGAATCTTCACGGAATTCGTAGCTGTGGACGTAGTATCTTTCTTTACAGGTTGGGCAGTAATAGTAGTCTCGTTTCTGCTTACATAGAGTTTGGTCATTCAGACAGTAGACCTGGTGGTTCACGATTTCGTAACTCATTGTAGCTTTCTAGTGTTGGTCCAGTAATGTAGAATTCAAATCCATTAGTAAGAATTAAGTGGAACCTGTCGAAACCTACAGCCCTTTCACAGATCTTAATGTCTGCTTCACTAATATTAGCTGTCTCTTGTAAATAGCGTGCTAAGTCTTTAGGGATTGGATGAGGTCTAAGCATGAAGTTTCTTTCTATCTGTTCTGAATGTTAGACCAAACTTCTCTTTAGTCCAGTCGCTCATAATAGCTTCCGCTTCTATTACTTCCTTCTCATTCTTCACGTTCAACCAAACACTGTCGTGTACTTGGTTGGAAATGTTGAAGCCAGCTTCTTTCAGTTTCAGCATTGAATGCTTGACAATTGAGAAGCTGCCGCCTTGAATAACAGCGTTGAAAGCTTTGTGACAATCTCCGATATACTGGAAGTGTCTAGTTCTACCTTCCCAATTATCAATCGTCATGTCTGCTTCTGCTACCATTTGAGCCTCAGCGGCTTTATCAAATATTTCAGGATAAGCCGCCCGATATGCTTTGTGGATACTTTCAGCCGTACCGTAGCTAACACCTAACTGCTTCTGTAAAACTTTGACGCCTCCGCCAAAGCTCATTAGGTAGTTGATGGTTTTAGCTTTTTGTCGTGTGATGCTTGTTCCAGCCTTAGCACTAACGTCGTCTGCCACAAGCTGATGGAAATCTCCCTCGTTTTCAAATAGAGTGAGAAGAGTTTGGGATTGTGCGTAAACTGCCTGTAGTCTATATTCAATGGTCCTATAGTCAATTTCCCAAAGTTCTTTTCCAGGTTCAGGTAGAAATAGTTTCTTGACACTAGCATCCTTGTACTCTTCCCTGGGGATCTGCTGTAGGTTCGGGTTTTCACAGGAAAGGCGTCCTGTCTCAGTGCCATGCTGCTTGAAATTCGGGTGAAGTCTTGGATACTCCCTGGTAGTGAGGTTAAGATAAGCAGAGAAATAGCTTGACAATTGCTTCGAGGTTTTCCTATACTCATGTACAAGGGCGGTAGTAGGATGTCCCACGGAGGCTAGCCATTCTAGACTTACTTGGGGCTTACCTTGAGGAGTTAATGATGGAACAGGAAGACCTAAACCTACAGGCGGATCAGCGAAGAGTTTGGGATGCAATTGGGATGGTTTGGCTGGATCGAAACCTAGAATTAGTCGAAGTTCCTCCAACCGAATTTGACATTGATGTTGCAGTTTTTCGCACAGGGAATAGTCAATCAAGATACCCTGCATTTCAACGTCGGCCAGCAGTAGCATAAAAGGACAGTCAACATCCTTCCAGAGTTTTAGATGCTTAGCTTCCGATTTGGAAGTTAGCTTCTCATATAATTCTGGGAGGAGTTGACAGTCCTGCTCTGCATATTGCGCCATGTATTCGGGTGGTGCAGTTTCCCAACCGAATTTCTTCAAAGCGGCCGCTTCAGTTGTTTTCTTTTTCTTACCAAGGAACCTGTCTAACACGCTGTCTAGATCATGGCCGGTAGTTTTGTTCTCATCTATATAGACTGACAACATCATCGTATCTTGAAGGTTACCTGTAGGTAATTTAATACCTGCCAGAGTTAACACTTCATAGTCGAACTTCATATTGTGAGCTATAATTGGATTCTCAAAGCCTACGAACAGATCTGTAGGTACTTCAAAATTTTGAGGAGAAGATCCTAAGAAGCCTTTATGACCTACAGGGATGTACCAACTATTAGCGTCAGTCTTAATAGCTAAACCTAAAAGATACCTGTCCTTCTGTACGTCAGTGAAGTTAGTTTCCGAATCTAAACCCAGGGTCTTTGAATGGGATATTTCTTGTCTGATCTGGTTTAGTTGTTCTTGATTCGTTACTAACATTTGCTTCCCTTGTAAACCATAGATTGTTATTCCTATGAATAATCCAAGCCTCTTCCATCCCGAAACGAACTTTAACTCCTGAGAGTTCAAACCCCTTCAAGTCTTTCCATAACTGTAGCACAGTATCTGAATCTTTAGCAAACATATATGAACCAGCCAAATCGGCTAGACTCTTGGGTTTCTTATTACCCTCAGTGGCCTTTCTGTTATGGTGAATTAGCACTATGGCTACACCATAACGACGTCTAACTTTTCGACACCATTTCATTACTCGACGAGCTTCAGAATTTGGGTTGTCATTCTCATCATCGAACAACTCAATCATAGAGTCTACTATGACTACCTCAGGATGGTGTTCAAAGATGAGGTCTTCGTATTTCTTTAGGTTGTAGCTTTCGTCTATGATTTGAAACTCTGGAACTTCTTCCCACTCATTCTTCTGGTGCTCCAAGATATATTTGAGCGAAGACTTGTCCATCTCTAGAGAGAAGTAGAATACCCGCTTTTTCGTTGGAGCTAAGAGTCCAAGAAAACGTCGTTGAGTTGTCAAACAATATGCTAACTGGAAAGTCAGTTGTGTTTTCCCTACTCCCGGTGCGGAACTTAAAACTAATTGACCCGTAGTATGTAGCCATCCTGGTAAGATCCATTCTAAACTTTCAACGTGATTTAATATTTGCGACGGCGTGTAAATTAATACAGATTCTTCAGCCAGGTGCTTATGGATAGCATAGTCAGCTAGCTGCGAAAGTCGTATTAATTGATCCTGGCGCCCATCATACTTCTTAATGCGGCCGTCTACCTCTTTAAGCAGAGAGACTATTTCAAGGTGGCTTAAGTCTTCCTCAGCTAGCTCATTAGCTAGTCTTGCCAGGAAGCTTGACCTGTAGGGTTCGACCGGAGTTTCTTTCTTTACCATTCTAATCAACTGCAACGGCAGAGAATGGTTGCTTAAGACTTGACCTACAGGGATTACCTTTTCTACTGTAACATACTCAGCCGGCGGAGTTGTAACCTTTGGAATAACAGAGAAGTAGTCTAAGGTGTGAGGTTTAGGATCGGTGGCTACTAGCTTTACTGGTAGCCCGTTCTTGTGGTTGATTGTGCCAGGTGGACGTAATAGTTGTGTACTATCCCACCCACCGTTATCTGCATCTAAATGGTAAGTTAACCTACGGTTAACGTCTTCAATGTTAGCCTGGTTAGCTGGCTCTACTCTCCAATAACAGTGGACTTTAGTGTCATATGACGTCTGAACCAATAAAGTTGGTACATCAATATTCTTGAAGTCAATCTTCTCCAAACCGTCGAAATCCACCCAAACCGTTTGAACCCGTTTGATACTATCTTTGACGGCCCGCTTATCTTTGTAAACTGCTGGGGATATATATACATCTCCACTAGTTTGAGTGATGTGAGATTGGAGCCTAAGTTTTTCTGAAGGCCATTCATACCAATGTTGTTCCCAACTAGTAGCAGTTTTAACAGGTGAATATACCCAGCCTTCTAAGCCATCATACAAGACGTCTAAGTATATAGTTAACTCGTCCACTATAATCCCAAAGACAAGTCTACCCCTGTAGGTTTAACTAAGCAGTTAAACCTACAGGGGTAGCTAGTTAATCAGACTGAGTAAAAGGCTTCAGGTGCAGCAATAACCAATTTGGTGCGTGTAACTCCATTGTTGGCAATGTAGTCTTCCTTGACAAGACTAGCGCCTACAGTTTCCCCAATAAACATATCGGGATCGTTAACGTCTAGAGTGTCGTCACCGAGAGTCTTACCAGTTAGAGCTTCAAAGAAAAGCTTAGCCGCCCAGGTATTATCGTACTGGACCCAAAGGTTATGGTAAACCCTGAGGCCAGAATACTCTGGATCATCAAGGTTGAACATCAATGAGATGTTGAAACCCTTAGCTCTAGAGCTTTCATTCTTGGCTTCCTTGATCTGGTAGTCAGAAATGATGAGAGTATAATTTCCCTCTTCGGGAAGTGATAGAACCTTGGCCTTACCAAAGTCAATTGAGAAGTCAGTCATTGAAGATCAATTTCCATTCTGGTTGTTCGATAAATGTTTCTTGAATGTTGAGACGATTTTTCGCCTCGATGATATTTGTTCTGTTAACATATAACCTTCGGACAGTATCTCCTTTTATTCCTGCGGGAATCGCTTGCATGTATCCAACAACATTAACCAAACGGGTTACTGCTTGTTGAAGTCTTGGTGTGATATCTGGGTAGATTCCGTTGATTCTATTTGATTCTGGATCAATTGAGACTCGTTCGTGTCCAATGATAACAACATTGATAGGGGCATCCTGTAGGAATCCAAATAGGTCTGTGAATACTTGCGTGGCGTATTTGTAATCGGCTTCATACAGACTATACTTATCCCTCTTGTTAGCAACAGCATCCATATGCTGTCTGAGATAGTAGTCCAGGCTAGTAGTAATAGTGTCTACAATGATGGTCTCAACTGTAGGATCTTTTACTGCTAGCAGTACATCTTTCCTAAGCTCTTCTACATTATGGGGTTTCTTGACGGGGATATCTTTATACTTTGACCAATGTCTTAGAGTTTCTGTACTGGATTCAAAGTCAAAGTAGAATGGTAGTGGACTATCTGCACAGAATCTAGTTTTACCTGAACCCGCTTGTCCGTAGATTAGAGCTTTTACATAAGATTTAATGTTTTTTACTAGATTGAAGTTTACTATCTGCACCTGTAGGTATATCCTTTACATCGCCTTCAGCTACATATACTTGATAGGTTCTGAATGATTTGTGTTGACCAACAAAATGTTCTTCTCTGTAATAGCCTTCTCCATCTCCTACAACTATTTTCTTGACTCTCCCATCCTTAAATCGTACAATGAAGTGGTCAATTGGTTCCGTCATTGAAGGTGTAGTCTTGTTGATTGCTACCATTCATACTCTCAGTGAAAGATAGATGCTTTCTAGGTGAATCCCTCTTTTTGAAATGCATACGCATCACATTAGAGGTATCAATTCCCTTACGAGATAGGTAACACGGTGTCTGGAAAGCGCAGTACCTACAGTGCTGACCGTAAAAGGGAACTGGCCTAGACTTTAGCATGTCTTCAATGAGGGCACAAATTTCATTGAAATAGATATCTAGTTCACGTTTGGTATAAGAGATAGTAGTGTATGTAAAGGCATTTTCATAGGTAGTTGGTTTAACAGTATCCTTTGTGTTGACGTAGTTAATCTCTGCAATCGGTA